CAGGGACAAACTCGACACGGACACGCAGTTCTTCAGCATCCCCATGCGGCTCGTGTTCGCCAACTGGCAGAAACTCCAGGGCGAACAGATCGACCCGGGCGACAGCACCGACTACACCATCCCGCAGATGGTCGCGCCGGTCGGCGGCTACCAGATCGGCTCGCTCGAGGACTACTTCGGACTGCCTACCGGCGTTGCCGGTTTCAGTCATTCGGCTCTCTGGCATCGAGCCTACAATTTGGTATTCAACCAGTGGTACAGAGACCAAAATTTGCAGGATTCCCTGCCTGTACCGCGAGGCGACGGCCCGGACCTTTCGACGAGCTACAGCATTCAGCGCCGCGGGAAGCGTCATGACTACTTCACGGGGGCATTGCCATGGCCCCAAAAAGGCGCGGCCGTCGAGATCCCGCTGGGCACTTCCGCTCCGGTTCTGTCGTTGACGAACGCGTCACTGACCGGTGCGACGATGGCCCGTAATCCGGCGACTTCGCCGGCGGCGCAGCTGTACCCGGTAGGGGCAGCGGATGCGTTTACGGGAGGCATTTATGCCGATCTTTCGCAGGCCACAGCGGCGACGATCAATAGTCTCCGTCAGGCCTTCCAAATCCAGAAGATCTTCGAACGTGATGCAAGGGGAGGGACCCGCTATGTGGAGGCAATCAAAGCTCGTTTCGGCGTTACATCACCTGACGCACGGCTTCAGAGGCCGGAATTCCTGGGGGGAGGATCTTCGCCCGTTAACATTTCCCCCATCCCGCAGACTTCTCCGACCGGTACATACGCCAACACCCCTCAAGGCAATCTTGCCGCGATGGGGGTGTCGGTCCTCAACAACCACGGTTTCACCCACAGCTTCACCGAGCACTGCTTACTTCTCGGCATTGTCTCCGTCCGCGCGGACCTTACTTACCAACGCGGGCTTAACCGCATGTGGTCGCGCAAGACTCGGTTTGATTTCTTCGAACCGGCGTTGGCTCACCTGGGGGAGCAGACAATCCTGAATAAGGAAATTTTTACCCAAGGCAACGCGACGGACGATCTAGCCTTCGGCTATCAGGAACGCTTCGCCGAATACCGGTATTACCCGAGCCAGATCACCGGTTTGTTCCGGAGCGAAGCAGCTCAGTCGCTGGACGTCTGGCATCTGTCGCAAGACTTTGAGACGCTGCCAGTCTTGGACTCTGCTTTCATTCAGGAAAATCCGCCCGTCGACCGCATCATCGCTGTTCCGTCGGAGCCGCAATTCCTGTTTGACTCGTACTTTGCGATGCAATGCGCGAGACCGATGCCGCTGTACGGTGTGCCCGGCTTGATCGATCACTTCTAAGCCATGGCGGACTACACAACGGAGAAGTCCACCGTAACGGCTCCGGTAATTAATGCCACCCCCGTTTCTGGGGGTGACATTTTCTCCGGAGCTATCTCGTTGCTCGGCGGGATCCTTGGCAATCGCGCGTCGGCCAAACAGGCCGACAAGGCGATGTCCTTTAACGAACGCATGAGCAACACGGCCCATCAGCGAGAGATCCTGGATCTCAAAGCCGCGGGCCTTAACCCGATCCTGTCCGGCATGGGCGGCGGCGGAGCTTCTTCCGCGATGGGCGTAGCTGCGCAGCAGAGCGACGTGCTGACGCCTGCTCTCAACAGCGCGTTCAGCAGTCGCCAGAAACACTACGAAGCCAACAAGCTATGGCGAGAGAGCGAGCTGCTCAGCGACCAGGTCGCCGGCCAGGAGAAAACTAACAAGCTGATCGACCAGAACCGGAAGAAGGCGGAAGCCGAAACGCAAACGCAAGAGGTCCAGCAACAGGCGTTGGCCAGTCAGATGGCCAAGAACCTCGCGGACACTCAGCACACACAGCAAGCGCGTCTGACAGAAGCGCAGAACACCGAGCGCATGCGCTATGAAGCGATCAATGCGCTCACCACAGCACTGAAGGCCAAGAATATGGCCGAGGTCGAGAAGAGCCCCCTGGGCAAGTACCTCCCCTATCTCGACCGTCTTATCGACAGCGCAACCGGCATTACCACTGCCGTGCGCAATATCAGAAGTCCCAACGCAGCCAAGCCGTGGACACCATGACCCCCTCTCCTGCCAAACAGGCAGTACCGCCGGCCGACCCGGCGGAATCACACAGGTGCCCCAATGCCACGAGCTCGGGCACCTCCAGTCATTCACCAACCAACAACCAAACCAACATCAACCAACAAACAAACACCACCATGACACACCATCCCCAACCAATCCAAAACGTCAACATTCTCAACCAACCCATTCAAACTACTCAACAAACCTCACACCATCCCCGTATCAGGGATTACATGACTCCCCGGACACGCTCCGGGATCACCTTTGCGGCCCAAGGCCGCACCAAACAGCAATTCGCAGACGAATGCGACATCAACAACATCATGAGCCGGTACCTCAAGACCGGCATCATCGACCACGTGCGCGACGGCGCACCACAATTCCTCGACGCTTCTCCAGTCGAGTTCCAAGAGGCCATGCAAATCGTTGCACAGGCCGAAACACTGTTCGAAGAACTACCCTCGTCGATCCGGAATCGGTTCGACAACGACCCAGCCCAGCTGCTGGAGTTCGTCCACGACCCCAGCAACATAGCTGAGGCGGTCTCTATGGGCTTCCTCGACCCTACTAAGCTACCTACCCCTACCGAAGCCCACACAACGCCACCTAGCGCGTCTCACGCAGCCGCAGGGGCCTCCGGCCCTACGGCGACTCCTGCAAACGCAGGGACAGGGGGCAAGGGGACGTAAGTCCCCACAGAGGGGGGCTAGACAGCCCCCCCGGGAAAGATGTATTCCTTGTTCTACATCTTTCCCACTGACACCAACCAACCCTTCCGGCCGTGGAATTCCTTGTTCCGTTCCTTTTTCCCGGCCTATTTTTCCTTCTGACCTGGGTAATTCGCCATGAAGCGATTCAAGATGTCCAAGAAGTCCTCCCGCCGCAATTTCACGAAGCATGCCAGCCGGACCCACAAGTTCAACCTGAACTCGGGGAACCCAATGCGCGGCGGGATCCGCCTCTGATGGCGTGCCCTGCTACCACCCCCACGAAGTCCCCAAACGGGGCTTCACCGACCTCCGAATAACGGTCGCGTGCGGCCAATGCATCGGCTGCCGTCTCGAGAAAACCCGCCAATGGGCAACCCGCTGCGTACACGAAGCGTCCTTGCACGAAGAAAACGCCTTCGTGACTTTCACGTATTCGAACGAGCATCTGCCCTCTGGGGGGACCCTCGACAAAACTCACTTCCCGGCGTTCATGAAACGCCTGAGGAAAGCGGAGAGCCACCGCGACGAGTTCGGAAACCTCTGGGCCCGTCCGATTAGGTTCTTCATGAGCGGCGAATACGGTGACGACGACAGGCGCCCGCATTACCACGCCATCATTTTCAACTACTACCCGCGGGATGCAGTCCTTGCCCGGCGGGCCACCGGCCGGAAAGAAGCCCTTTACACCTCCAAGACGCTCGACAAGCTCTGGGGGCACGGCTTCTGCTGGGTTGGTCAGGTGTCATACAAAAGCGCGGGGTACACCGCGCGCTATATCGTCAAGAAGGTCACAGGTGACCCCGCAGACGAGCATTACCGAAGCATCGACCCGGCAACGGGCGAGATTCACCAGCTGCTGCCCGAGTTCGCGCTCATGAGCCGGCGAACCGGGATCGGGAAAGGGTGGTTCCACAAGTACCACTCCGATCTGTATCCGGACGACTTCACCATCGCCGAAGGCCGGAAAAACGGCAAACCTCCCGCCTACTACGACAAGCTTCTCAAGCGGCGGGACACAGCAGCACACGAGGCCATCAAGGCCGCACGAGCGGACAAGCTTCTGGACCCGAAGCTCCGCGCTAATAGCACGCCTGCCCGCCTCGCAGTTCGCGAGGAAGTAAAGCAGGCTGCGCTCTCACTTCGAAAAAGGAACCTCACATGAAATACGCTCTGTACTCGCTGCACGACACGAAGAGCCAGTCCTTCGCACAGCCCTTCTATTGCCCGAATCGGGCGGTGGCCATCCGCCATTACATGGCAGCGCGCGAGGACGAAACTTCTCTCGTCTCGAAATTCCCTGGCGATTTCCGCCTTTACGAGCTCGCGGTTTTCGACGACAGCACCGGCGTCGTGGAGTCGCACGCTCAACCCGTTCTCGTCACTCCGACCCAGGAATAGCGTTCCCTGGTAACTATCGCACTGCAACACAAACTCAACCTGGTGGAGGTCAGCCAGGTTGAACCGCACTTAACCAAACCAAGGACTTACAAATGTTCGGAGCAAAATCGCACCGCAGCAAATCCGTGATGAAGCACACCTTCGCAGAGGTGCCGAAGGCGGAGATTCAACGCTCGTCCTTCAACCGCTCGCATGGGTACAAAACGACCTTCAACGCTGGGGAGTTGATCCCCATCTTTGTCGATGAAGCACTCCCGGGTGACACGTTCAATGTCCGTATGACCGGTTTTTCCCGGATCGCTACGCCGATCGTGCCGATCATGGACAACCTCTACATGGACCCGCAGTTCTTCAGCATCCTCATTCGGCTCGTTGTCTACAACGGGCAGAACCTACCAGTC